GCTGAGGAGAACGCTGAGCTGGTCAAGGCTGCGCGTCAAGTCCTGGGGTGCCTGGTCTGGGGTTGCTTCTTGGGGCTGGTCCCCACCCTGCTGCTGGTCTGGCTGTTGCTGTTGGTCCCCACCCTGGTCCTGCTGGTCACCCTGGTCTCCGCCTGGCTGCCCACCACCAGAATCACCACCGCCCCCTGGGGGAGGTTGTGGCTGTTGTGCTGCCTGCTGAGCCTGTTGCTCGGCCTGGAGGAGCTGCATCTGGGTGAAGTAGTTCGGGTTGTTGAGGAAGTCGTAGCGGGGGTCCTTGGAGGCACCCTTCATACCGAAGAAGTGCTCCATGATGGCGCCCTGGGGCACGTACTTGTCGAGCACAGCCTGCCACTGAGGGTTGAGGAGGAACTGGCCGCCCCACTCCTTGCCAACGGGCTTCTTCTCGACCTTGTCGAGGACTTCGTCCATGGACATGTGGACTGCCATGTCCTGCTGGAGACGAGTCGATTCCTTCTCTGCCGTTTCCACGTCCAAGCCCACGAACTTGAGGCTGCAGGTCTTGGAAAGCTCCTCATCGATGAGGGGCAGAATCTTCGAGTTGACGAAGTTCTGGAACTGGGCCAGAAGGGGTCGAATGCCGACATCTCGGTGAGCTTCGAGTTTGTACTCGTTGTTCGACTCGCTGAGGGCCTGGTTGTTGGTACCACGCGACAGGTGGGCGTATCCGGGCAGCTCTTCCGGGCTCATCTGGAAACCGGAGAGAATGACACGTGCATTGGTGTCGCTCAGGTACTGAAACTCCATGTCGCGGCTGCTGTTGTCGATGGGGTACCAGCCGATGTCGTCGTCCGTGCCGACACCGAAGATAGGCATGCGCCAGGCATTGCCCACACTGTTGATGGAGGCCTGGAACTGCTGGCGGATGTGCTTGATGACACCATCATCAGCGTCGTCCGACTTGATGACAATCATGCCACGGGCAGCTCGACCAGATTGGAAGTAGAGCTTGTTGTGGTTCCCGATGTTGATGTGCGTGGTGACTGCCGTGATGATGGTATCGAGAGGCGTCAGGGGGTACCCGTCCAACTCCACGTCGGTCACGGGGTAGAAATTGTGGACCAGACATTCTTCAGCTGTGAAGGCCTGCACAGGGCGACCGCTGATGACCTGCACCCAGGCGTACTCGTCGTCCTGGAAGCGCTCGGGCTCCAGGTCCTTGTTCTTGATTTGTTCCAGGAGCTTCCTGGCCTGCTTCCGCACCGCGTCGCCAGCTTCCTTCTGTGGAGCTGCGCGGTAGATGGTGCCAGCATCGATGGGTCGAAAGCTGTGAAAGCGCTTCTTGCCGTCCATGCCATCCACGTTGATGGCCTCAACCGCGATCCGGCCAAAGAGGCAGGCATTGCGGGTGCACATGTACATGAACTGACCAAAACTGAGAGCTTCGGTGTCCTTCCAGCCCTTGGTCTCGCCACAGCTGAGAATCTTCAGCTCAGCCTTGCTGATACGGTCCTGAAGGTCCTTCTTGGCCTTGTCGTCGAGCTTCTCAAGCAGACCTGGCTCTGGCTCAATCTTGAAGCCGGTGCTGAAGCGGTCTGGCTGTGGTCGTCCGAAGCTGCTGAGCTGGTTGGAGCGGGCATTGCAGATGGCAGCGACAAGGTCGTCCTGGATGCCGATGCGCTTCAGAACCTCGTCTGGCAAGAGACGAAGCTTGGTCTTGTAGAGGGCCTGGTAGGTGTTGTTGAGTGCCGGGTCTGTGTCGAACGCCAGGCGCTCGATGGTGTCACCAGGTCCGTTCAGGAGATTCATCACGGACTTCACAAGGGGGCTCATGCCCGCCATGCGCTTGTCCTCAGCGTCGACCTGCTCCTTGGTCAAGGGCGAGGTGCCGAAGGGGTCCGTCAGGTGCATGGAAATCTTGCCACCGGCCTTCGAGGCGGCTGCTGGCCGTGGACCAACGACGCTCTCAATGAGAGACTTCGCCAGTGGGCTCAATTCAGTTTCGATGCTGTTTCGTTTCTTGGCCATTTGGACACCTTATTCGGCGTGGATGACAACCACGTTCAAGGTCACCGGGGAACGATTGACGATGGACAGGGACCACGCCGGGCCCCTCTTGAGGTAGGGCCCTGGACGGTCGGGGTTGCCGGCTTCGATTGGGGAAAGGCGCTGGCTGTTGTCGGTAGACCCATTCAGGCGGAGTGCGGCTTCCTGGTCGGCTTCGATGTAGAGGAAGCTCTTGGCGTCGGTGTAGAAAATCATGCCCTGGGTACCCGGGGTGATGCCGGTCTCGGGGGGCAGTGCCGTGGTGCTGATGACCTCGACAAAGGAACTTGTGACGGCGACCACATCAAAGGTCTTGCGGGTCGAAATGGCGAACCCAGCGCTGATGTCGAGCTTGTCTCCGACCTGAACACCTGCGGTACTGAAGGCCTGGAGCTGGCTGTTGGAACTCAGAGTGACCGTCTCGTTGGTGGCCTCAAAGCCCGAACCCACAAAACGGGAGAGGCTCAGGTTCTTGGAGTTCAGGACCGCGAGGACCTGCCAGTAGCCGCTGTTCAGAGGTGAGACGGGGCCTGCCGTGTCACCAGTAGCGGTGCCAGGGATGAGAATGGTATCGCCGGGCTGGACTGCAGTGAAATCGAATGCAGCCAGGGTGGGGACACTGAGATTGGCCGTGTTGTTGGCCAGCACCAAAAAGGTGACAGCGATGCCAGACAAGGTCAGCGACCGGTCGGTACGGAACCCGGGATTGCTACCTCCAGTCCAGGTGATGCGGTACCTGCTGGGGTCGAGAGCGGAGAGGCTTACCGCGAAGATGGCGCTGGTGATGCTCGTAGACCTGGTCCCATCAAAGATGAGCTTGGTGGCGCCGGGGTCGATAGTGTGAGCCTCAGCCTTGGGGTCACGGACCTGAATACCGCTGGCGTCACGGTTCCAGTCCACGTAGCGCAAACGTGGGTTACTGTTGAAGCTTTTGTCCCCGAAGGCGAGGATCTTCAGCGTTGCGTTGAGGAAGGCGTCCATTCTCGAATACCCCTGAGGTAGTGTTCTAAGCTAAGATTGTTGTTACCCGTCGAAGACAAACTTGCCCCGTCGGATGGTCTTGGTGGTACCGCTGGAATCGGAACTTTCGCCGGTTAGGCTTGCGATTTGCTCCCTGAGGAAGTTGGCCGGCTGGCCAGGCTTGAGGTTTCCGGTAGCCTCAGCAATGGTGTTGCGGATGTCTTCCAATTCTGTTCTGGTGCTGGGAATGTTGACTTTGCCCTTGGGTGCGAAAACGTTCATCACCATGTACCGCATGGCATCGACCTCGTCGTCTTCGTCCTTGTCGGGCTCCTCAGAGATGAAGCCGCCGGCGTCAGTCAGGAAGTGGTACTTCTCGATGCGGCTGGCCAGGAACTCGCACCCGGGGTCATCCTTGAGCAGGAAGAGCTGGGGAACCCCTACTGCCGGCATGAGCTTCATGCGGGTGACTTCGATGCCAGCCTTGATGGAGCCCGGATACTTCGACCATTCGCGCATGTGAAAGCCCTTGCGCTTGAAGGTCTTGATGTCGGCCGGCTGAGCCTCGTCACCAAAGATGGTCGGAGAGTAGGCCTTCAAGGGCTCACAGACAGCCACCTTCTCATCCAGTTCCAGGTTGGCCATGGCAATGACCGTGAAGATGAACATGAACTGCCCAAAGACAGCGGACACGGTGACCGCGAAGTTGTGGGTGAATCCAAAGTCCATGCCACCGTAAAACTTGGCCCCCTTGTCGAGCATCAGCTGAAGAAGCTGGGCCTTGGTCATGTTCTCGGGCTGCTTCTCACCGGTAATCATCTCCGCCATTTGGGTGGCGGTCTTCATGTGGATTTCCCGCTCGAACTTGGGGTAGATGAGGCCTGAGGCGTCGGGCTTGCGACAAAGGAGCTGGGTCTGGACTGCCGCTGCGCTGCTCTGTTTGAAGCTGTTGATGATGCTGGGGATAGGCTTGAGCATCGTGCTCATGCTCTTCTGGTGCGTAGCCAGGCGACCCTTGCAGGCGGCAAAGAGAGGGCACTTTTGGCAACCAGCGAAACCCTCGCGTGGGTAGTACTTCTTCTGGTTCTGGTCGTCGAGGAGCTTGTAGTCGGCCTCGGTGGTGTGGCGAAGGGTCGAGTCGTTGATGTAGTAGGTCTGCTTGGGCTTCTCGGGCTCGTGTCTGGCAGGCTGGCAGGCCTGGGTGATGTCAATGACATTCCAGTGCCTGACGTGCAGGCCCGTCTCGGAGCTGTTGGCAATCTCCGTCTGCACGAGACCGTAGCTGAACTTTCTCGTGGAGGTCAGGAGGGTGATAGGCATCACACCATCGCGGGGGTCAGGGATGTGTTTGGCTTCCTCGTAGGCCCTGACGTGCTGCTTGGGAACGACGTCGACCTCGTCAACACAGAGAAACTCGGTGTGGGCTGAGTTGGCGCCCTGCATCGTACAGAGGACGATTTGGATGTAGTTGTACTGCCTGTCGTAGGCCGTCTTGGCCTCAGGTGGCAAGTCGCCCCATTCGTTTTCAGTGAGACTGCGGCCTGTCTCCGTGTTGTAGTACCGGCAGATTTCAATCTTCTTGACGTTCTGGCTGACGCGGAAGTCGCGGATGTATGGGCGATTGAAGAAGTCTCTGACGTACTCCTGGCTCTTCTTGGACTGGTCAAAGATGGCGGCCATGTGGGCTACATTCCGGCGGAGATGTAGGACCTGCAGGACCTCCAAGACGGAAGCACCCAACGTTTTGAACCCGCCACGGTTCGCGTAAGACATGATGCGGCTGAAGTCCTCGTCGTTGTTTGCGCGAGCTTTGCTGTAGACCTCCCAGATGAGGTCCATGGGAGAGCTGTTGCTTTCATCGCTGACGATGCAGTCAGGGAAGAACAGCTCTGGCCCCAAGAAGACGCGGATCCACCTAGCCAGAGCATCCTTCGTTTCACATGGAGTGAAGAGGAGCTGGCGGATCTCGTCGTCTCGGCTTGGGACTAGGTCTGACACTTACGTCCTTTGAGCCTGCTTGACCTTCAGGGAACGCGGATCTGAAACAGCCCAGCCCAGCGGTTGAAACTCCTGTGCGTAGCGCTCCCTGACGTCCTCGACAACCTCTTGGATGGTCTCACGGCGGGCCTGGGGCCAGCCATAGTCCATGTAGGAGAAGGTTCCGTCCAGGTAGGAGATGAGGCAGACGTTGTGGCCTCCAAAGCCCTTGTGGTTCCCTTCCCATTCCTTGCCACCGATTTTGTACCACATGACGGTCAGTAGGTCGGCACGGTCGAGACCGAGGGCGCTCCAGTACACATTGTCGGTCAGCTCGTTGTTGATGACAGCGGCCTGGTAGACGCCGAACTCGTCGCAATCGCCGATGAAGTGCTTGGGGTCGTTGTCAGCACGCCACTGGACGGCCTCGGGGCTACTGATAGCATCACCCAATTCACGCCAGGTGTCGGCACGCCACTTCATGTCGCGCATGTACTTGACCATGACGCCAAGGTCGTCAAAGCGCCGGATGGGCACCCTCTTGCTTCTCTCCCAAAGGAGCTGGTAGAGCTTGTACCAGAAGCGAGCCAGGCCAGACCTCAGGTAGAGGAAAACCGTCCACTGTGAGACCTTCAAAAAGAACTGGTTCATTTCTTTGCCTTCGGCCCTGTGTCGAGCCTCTTGAGGAGCACTTCAGCTTCGGTAGATGTCATCGGGCGATCCGCACGAACAGTGATGGGCTGGGAGCCCTCTTCAACCACATGACGATGGAGCACGTCGCCGGTGACCTTCTTGGTGGTGCTACCCTCCTGTCCCGTCAGCTTCAGGAGCAGCTCCAGGAGTTCCTTGTACTGCTTGAACCCCATGTCCTTGAAGTCGCCCAGCTGGCTGGGGTCACCGGACTGCAGGTACCTCTCGAATTTCTCACCCACCAGGCGCTGGTACACTGCCAGACCGTCAGAAACGAAGCGAATGGCACCAAGTTGTGTCTGCTGGGCCACCTGCCTGATGTTGACCATCAGGTTCTCCAGGTGCTGGTCCCTGGCTGTGTCCCAGTCGTTGTCGATTCTGGCACGAACGATGATACCCAGCCCAAAGGCCGGGTTCAGTTTCGCAATCTCTTCACAGGTGTGACCCTGCAGGAACAGGGCAAAGAAGTTGGCTGCCGTGCTGACTGCAAGGGGAGGCTTATTTGCCTCGACGTACTTTTGGTACGCTTCCTGCTCCTTTGGGGTCAAAACCAGATCGACCCGTGCCAAGGCTGCTGAATTGTCCAAGACGATACTCCTTGCGTCGGGTGCCGGCGTAGACCATCTGCTTCCCGGCTCTGACCATAGTGTACCAGGTGTCGCCAAGAAGGGCCCAAACGCCCGCCTCGATTCGAGTCAAGGGGGTCAAATCCTTGAGCTGCTTCCCGGTCTTCATGGTCAGGTGGTACACAACCTTCCGCTCTTCAAGATTGATGGCCACTCGATGACATTTGAGACCGTCAATCATCACAAGTGGCCACATGTTCAGGGTTTTGACTTGATTCTCGGAAATCTGCCCAGTCCATTCCGTGAGCAACCGGAGTGCTGCCAGGTGGTCCACAGCAGTCGTCTTTTCGTCGCTCATGAGTTGCCCAGCCTCTGGTTGACCATCGTTCGGAGCACGCTGATGTCGGTGCCATATTTGGGCACGTATGAGCCCATAAACACTTGAATTGCTTTGTCAATCCCCATCGATTCACTCACAGACTTGGTGTCGTTCTGGGTCTTGAAAGTCCGCACCCGGCAGCCCGGCCAAAGATACTTCTGAGCCAGGCAGAAAGCGGGGTCGCCGTGGATGTCCACGATGTACTTGTGTCGACTGGGGAGCGTTACGTCAGGCAGGGGCTGACCTTGGCGAACCTCTACTCGGATGAGCTTCCTGCACCATTGGGCAGTGTCGAAGGTCTTGCCGCCGTTCTCTCGACCAGAACCCAGCCGACCATCGGTAATATCAAGCAGGAACAGTGCTCTCTCAACCCCGACGTCCGAAAGGGAACGCCACCGTGGTGCACCAATGTACGTCACGTTGGCGAAGCGTTGAGGTGTGTGGATGTGGCCGCTGATGAACTGTCGGTCTTCGAGTCCTGCCAGACTGATGCCATCTGGGGCGTACATGCCATTCTCGTACTTGCTACCGTCGAAAGTCTGGTGACAGAACACCACCTTCTGGTCAGGGGAACAAGTGACGTCGTTGATGAAGTCCTGGCCGCTGTGTCGGTAGGGCACCAAGAGGCACCCATCCACCTTCATGAGCATGTCAACAATCTTCAAGCCATCAATGCCCTCATAGGCAAGCATGGCGTGAGACTTGGTGCTGGAGTCGCCTGGCATGTCGTGGTTGCCTACCAGGGCATAGACGGTCACGCCGAGGTTGGTCATCTTCCAGAATGCGTTTCGCCAAAAGGCGAGGACCTCGACGTGGACGATAGCATGGTTGTGGTGCTGGTCACCCATGAACAGGACGTAGTCTGGCTTCACGTCCTCGATGGTCTGGCAAATGCCGTCAATGAGGGCCTGGCAGTCTTCCAGCTCTTCAGCAACAACATGGGGATCCCCGATGAGGAGCCACTTAGCCATTGGTGACGACCATGATGGCGGTCTCGGGGACCAGGATGAATTCCTTGCCATCCACCGTGAAGACTTCCTTGACCCAGTTCTGAACGACAGCATCTCCGCGTACAAAGACCTTCTGGCCTGGAGCGAATCCGCTATCGCTGGCCAAGACCACAGTCAACTCCTGGAGGTTCACCTTCTTGTCAATCATGGCGATGCCGCCCTTGATGACCTTCTCGATATTCTGCTTGGGGAAGGCGGTACAAGCGACCACCTTGTTCATGGTCCTGGGGGTCGCAGGCAGAATCTGATACTGGCCTCCCCAGAACGAGGTGCTGGTGGGGATGCTCAGGTCGGTTGGCCCAAGCCTTCCAGTATCGTCGCTCATTGCGGCACTCCCTTCATTCGTAGCAGTTTCTTCTCCGGTAGGAGAAGGTCTTGGATTTTTGATCTCATCGCAAGGATAGCATCAGCTTCCTCGGCTTGCAAGTCTGGCCTGGTCTCTGCATTGGCCTCGTAGCGTTCCAGAGTGGTCTCCCCTTCTGGGTCAACACTGACATCACCACTCACGCAGGAGCTGGCGGCCAGAAGTTCTGCAATCTCTTCGGGGTTGGTCTGATGGGCCTTCTCGACGTCCTCGTTGACGGATGCGGAGACCTTCTCGTAGTCGATGGCATCGCCGAACTTCCTCCGGGCTTTGTTGGCTCGGTAAATCTTCCTCTTGTCGACGGGGTAGAAATGGATGAGGGTCTCGGAGTACTGCTCGATGCGGTCGCCAATCATCCGCCCGATAGCCACAGCCCGGAACTTCCGGTAGGCCTCCAGCTCCTCTTCCTCGGACATCTCGCTGGTGTCCGGGGGCACGAACTTGTCGATGGCCACCAGGAGCCCGCCGCAATGAATCTGAATGAGGTCCATGTAGGACAAGTGGGACCGAGGTGTGTTGGACCAGAAGATGCGCGCCTGGCTGATAGCCAGGGGCATGTTCATCTCCATGATTTCCATGCGGATGTCGTTGATTTGCTTGGCAAGAGAGACGACCTTGGCGCCGATCTTGTTCGACTTCCAATTCTTGGCCTGAAGCACGAAGAGGATGAAGCTGTAGTTGAAGCGGAACTGGTACAGCCCCTTGTCGCTCCGGCGTTTGAGTGCTCTGCTGATTTTCGAGGCGAAGATGGATTGCCGCTCTCGGAAGTAGGGGCGGGCCGCCAAGATATTGCGCTTCTTGTCCAGAATCATGGACACGAAGTCGCGGTAGACGCTGGGGCCCCAGGGATGCTTGATGAGGGTCTTGCGGAACTTCTTCTCAAGAGAAATCAGCAGTTGGAGCTGACGACGCTGCCTGACGAGCAGCGTTTCCTCAGGGAGGGCCTCGTAACGTTTGATGGCATTCTCCAGGTTGCCAGCAAACACCCGGAAATGTGTCTCGTCGTCGAAGAATGCCATGTGGCCATTGTAGCACGTGTCAAGTGCCGCTTTGAGGAAGCTCTACGTGCTCTCGCGGGGTTGTCCACTCATCGCGCGTGGTGACAGCCTTGTCGTAGGCTGCCAGGCAGTCTTCCAGATACTCAGCCAGAATGAAGTCAGGCGTGTTGGAGCCGTTTTCCTTGCTGAACCGATTGATGAGCTGCTCCAGCTCCTTGCGAAAGTCTTCCATGTCACGAACCCCAATCGACGACTTGGACGGGCCCGTAGATGTCGTCGAAAATCTCTCGTCGGGCCTTGGCGTGTTTGCTCAGGATGGCGATGTTTGCTACGTCGAAGTCTACCACGGAGCAAGCGGTCTTGCCGGGGACCTTCCGGGTGCAACGCCCGACCCCCTGTTTGACCTCAATTTCACTTTTGCCGCCCTTCAGGTAAACCATTGTCTTGACGGTCCTGATGTCGGTGCCCGTGCTGATACAGCTGGTGCCAATCAAGATGGGGAACTCGCCGGCGTTGAACTGGTCAACGAGCTTGTTGGGCTCAGACTCCCAGTACTCCTTGGGCACAGACTCTCGGTTCCCCTTTGCCTTGATTTTCCCGTTCTCGTGGAAGGTGGTGGCTGTCAGGGGGCCGTGGGCAAATCCGGTCTTGTGGTTCAGGAGGGGGCGAAGGCGGGTGAACTGTTCGACCTCGTCAATCAGCACAAGGACCTGATGGCCAAGCCGCTCCACGCTCTGGTTGATGACCTCTGCCGCCTGATGCAGGACCAGGGTGTTGTAGTACAGGTGTTCCCTGGTCATCTCGTTGGCATCGTCGGACTCAAAGTTCTTGTCGGACCTGGTCTTGATGACTCGGAACACGGGTTTCGAGAGGTAACCCTGGTCAACCCCCTCCTTGACCGTCATGCTGTAGACCGTTGGTCCCGTGATGGCATCCAAGAGCTTGTCGAGCCCATCATTCCGCATCTGGGTAGCGGAGAAGAAGAACCGGTAGGGGGCATCTGCCAGGAGACCCGAGCAGACTCGATTCAAGGTTGAGGCCGGGCAGAGGTGACTTTCGTCAGCCATGAAGACCTGGGCTTTGCTCATGGTCTCCCATGCTGGTGACCCCTCCTCGATTCGGGTCAAAGACTGGGCATTGCCAATGACGATGAGTTTCTTGAAGTCCTTCTTGCCGTCGTAGTAGGCACCCACATACTTCCTGCCGAGGTGCTTGACGAAGTCCTGATAGAGCTGGTCGGCAATGCTGGTGCTCGGGGCCATGATGACCGTCCTGAGGCCCAGCTCTCTGGCAATGTTCAGGAGGATGAAGCTCTTTCCGAGACCCGTGCCCATCTCCACACGCGCATGCAGACGAGCCAGGAGCCCCGCCTTGGCCTTTTCTTGGTATGGGTAGGGGGTTTTGCCAGGTACCTCATGCCAAGCCATCAGGTGAGGCTCTGGGTACTTCACAAGGACTTCAGTGGTCAAGCCGTACCTGCTCTCCAGGTAGTCTCTCTGACCTGACATGACCCAGTACCGACCATCA